CAAGCCATGGCCGCCCCATTGTGCAATGTTGCCTAGTACTTGGCGCGCAATAGGGCGGTCTAATAAAGCAGCAGATTTTATACCCTCGTACGCCCATTTACTAGCTAAATTGATGGCAGCATCTTTCCGCTTTCTTGTTGCAAATCGCACATCGTTGTATCGCACATCGTTGATTTGATCTGAAAATGTGATCTCATAAAACATGGTTTATCCTTTCACCAATTGTGAATATTCCCAGTCTGGGCGCCAAAGCTTCAGCCGTTTGGCAACCTTGTCAAGCTTAACCAGGACGTAATCCGATGAGCTCGGCTTACCGCTCCGATACTGCGTGACAGTACCATATCGTGCGCCGGCCATCCATGCGCCGTAGTGAACTGGTATCTGTATCCTGGCGCCGATATGCTGGGACAGGTCAAGCTTGCCAGCATATCGCCACATGGCTTCAATCATTATCTCATTCCTTTCTCAATTAATCAGGAAACCCATAGATTGCTAGGCTATGGGAAACCTCATTAATTAAATACGTTGATGACAGTAGCCTTTTGGTACTGTCACAAGGCAATCGGGCAGTGTGACAGTGCCGGCGGGATCGCATACCAGGACGCATTCTTGCGGTGGTCCGGCTTTGCCGTCACGTTGCCATTGTGGCTGCAGTGCGCCGCCCTCGCGTGCAATCTGTTTGAATTCGCCATAACTGGTTAATTCAGTAGCACTGGCCCAGTCAGCCGCAACCTCATACTTGACGCTAGTGTCATAGTGAACCTTGCCGGCTTCATCCTTCCATGCGCCTTCGACCAGGGATGCAGTGAAACCGCCAAAACGCTCTAACAACCTGGTACGCACATGTTGATGTGATGCCTGCTTGGCAATGTCGAATTGCGGATTGTATGGAAGCAAGAAATAAGCGATCTTCATTTTAATATTCCCTCTCATGTGGTGCCAATTCACCATGACGTTCTAGCACGCTATGGTGCTAGAATATCATTGAAAATTAGCCAATTTCCGATGGTAGGATATGCTCGGCTACGGTTACAGTAGCGCCGATAGCGTCAAATAAATCCGCGCTATGGTGAATGCCAAGAAAGAAGAATGCTGCTATCGCACTATTGGCACCGATAACCGAAATAATGGTTACTCGCCGAATAGGCTTGCTATGGATTGCGACAATTGCCTTAGCGTGTAGTTTTTTAATCATCCCTATTATCCCTCTCGTGTTGTCATGGCTACGGTCAGTTTACGCTGCTAGATTGTGACTGGTAAGATGTTAGGCTAGTACCATCTAGGGATTACTAGCTGCATCAACGCTCACAATCAAACAGCGATAACTGACCTAGACTATTTTGCAGATAGAAGTAAAGCATAAATTTGCATAGCAGCTATGCAAAACAATTAATTGTAATTAATTTATATTTTCCTATTATGGCTTTGTTCTTTGATAATTAAATATGAAAGGAATTAAAATGAGTATTCCCGTATGGAAAGCCAACCCCGATTTAATGCGCCGCTTGTCCGACGCGCAAAACGCCCTGGAACGCCCCATCGATATCATGACATTCGCTGGATTATGTGACACTCGCTCGGAACTTGAACGACACGTAATCCACTATGAAGAGATCATTGCCAAACAAAAAACCCCTTAATCAAAAAACCCTGCCATAGCTGGCAGGGTTTTCTTTTATTATCTCTCTGGTCGAGCTTCGCCGAGCTCCGCCGGCCTCGCTGATCTTCGGATTGCGGCGCCCAAGGCACTATCGAGCTCCTATCAATCACATGCAATCCATAATTATAAATCAATTTAATTATTTAACACGCAAGAATCTTGCTCATATAAATAATTAATATGATATATAATTACTATCACTATCTATCTGATAGAGATATGACAACGTAAGGTTGCAATCCATATCATTATTGAGATAATTCTCATTATTTAGACATATAGACCCGGTATACCGGCCCCGGACCCTAAGAATAATCGTCTGTATCACCCTCGATGACGATCTCATCTCACGCGGCGGCGGAAAAATTTCTAACTTGACTTCCGTAAAACCAGAAACTATGTATCTAGTCATGCCTAAACTCGCAAACGCACCCTCGATCAAGATTGGAAAAGATCGAATTTCAGAAATAGTAGCCTCGGATTACAAATTCGGGCCGGCTATGCGCGGGCTCACGGAAAGACAACGCCGTTTCGTTATAGCAATGGTCGAATACCCCATGGCCAGCCAGGCCGCGGCAGCCAGTATGGCCGGATACGCCGGACCTTTGGAAGATTTATCCACTCACGCCAGCCGAATGGCGCATGATCCGCGAATATCGGCCGCAATCCGCGAGGAAGCCCAAGCCCGGCTCGGGGGAGCCGGCATTTTGGCGTCGACCAAGGTGGTTCAACTGTTAAATGACAGCACGGACCCGACCATTATCCTAAAATGCGCCAGCATGATCTTCGACCGGATCGGAATGCCCAAGCAAACCAAGCAAGAAATTAACGTCAACCACGGCCTGGATACGGGCGGTTCGGCCGTGGATCGAATTGCCAAAGCCTGCATACTCCTGGGGGTTGACCCCAAAACCCTTCTGGGCCGGGCCGCGCCGCCCGACGCGATCGACGCGGAATTTACGGAAGTTGACGACGGCAGTGAAGGACTGGAAGATGTCCTTGGTTAAAATGCCGGCGCTATCCGAGCAGGACCTCATTGCCGTCGCGGAAGCTTTGGAAGAAGCGGCCGAACGGCGCCGGTTCCATAAGATGGACTTCTTCATCCCCTACCCCAAGCAAGACCTGTTTATGACGATGGGGGCCGACAAGCTGGAGCGCTTGCTGATGGCCGGCACGCAGAACGGCAAAACGGAATGCGGGGCATTTGAAGCGGCCTGCCACCTGACCGGGCTCTATCCCGATGATTGGCTTGGCCGGCGCTTTAACCACCCAGTTAAAGCCTGGGCCGCGGGCATCAGTGCAACCCTGGTGCGGGATGCCCAGCAAAACAAGCTCTGCGGCACCCCTGGCGTCGATAGTGATTTCGGAACGGGGTTTATCCCGCGGGACTGCTTTCACGATAAACCATCCCTCGCCCGCGGCGCGACCGATGCCTACGACACGATCCAGGTAAAGCACCATACCAACGGCAAATATGACGGAACCTCGACCCTCGGGTTCAAATCCTATGAACAGGGCCGCGGAAAATTCCAGGCCGCGACCCTCGACTTTATCTGGTTCGATGAGGAACCACCCCAGGATATTTACACGGAAGGTATGGCCCGTACCACGGCGACCGGCGGAATGGGCTACCTTACCTTTACCCCGCTCTTGGGCATGTCGGATGTTGTCCTGCGGTTTCTAAATCCAGACCCCAAAGATATTGGCGCGGCCGATCGCGGCGTCATCACCATGACGATTGACGACGCCCTGCACATTGCTCCAGAAGAACGCGCCAAACGGATTGCATCGTTCCCAGCCCATGAACGCGATGCCCGAGCCCGCGGTGTGCCGATGCAGGGCGAAGGGCGAATATTTCAGACCGCCGAGGACAACATCAAAGAGCCGACGATACAGCACATTCCCCTGCATTGGAAAAAACTCTGGGGGGTAGACTTCGGTATCGCCCATCCCTTTGCGGCCGTCCTCCTGGCCTGGGATGTAGATATCGATGTAATCCATATTCTTCACTGCATCCGTATCTCGGATAAATGGCCCCTGGAGCATGCCGCCATGATGAAGCCACTGGGCGCCAACGTCCCCGTGGCCTGGCCGCAAGATGGCACGCAGCGGGATAAAGGGTCGGGCGTGCCTCTCAGTGAAAGCTACAAAGCCCAAGGGTTGCTGATGCTTCCCGAGCCCGCCATGTGGTCCGGCGGCGGCAACTCGACCGAGGCCGGCGTTTTGGAGATGCAGACCCGGTTCGAGACCGGCCGGCTAAAAGTAGCGGCACACCTTAGCCAATTCTTTGATGAGTATAGGCTTTATCACCGAAAAGATGGGCAGATCGTAAAAAGTCACGACGACATTCTCAGTGCCACCCGGATCGGGATTATGGCCAAAAGGTTTGCCCGAGCCGTGCCGCTCGGGGGTCAACGAACCCAGCGGCGAAATAATGGTATTGCATCAGGACTGGACTTTGATCTATCATAAACTTTACACCCAGCCCGCGGGACGTGAACCTATGCCCATGACTTCCATGAAAAATGCCGGATTGACAAACGCAGTGACCGACCTCGGGTTGGGTGACGACCTCCAGGAGCAGGCCGCCCAGCAGTTCAATGCCCGCAAGAAAAAGGCAAATCAAACGGCACAGGATATCCAGGCCCAGGCAAACTCGGCGACTTCCGTACTGTCCATGCAAACCGCGGCGCAAAGCCTTCTTGGGGGTAGCTAATGGCTTACCCAGCACCGTTTGATATTGGCCCGACAACCCTTCCCGTCGATCGGGAAATGGAAATTGTCAATAGGGTTCTACAACTCTTTGCCGAGATACAGACCTATCGGAACACCTTTGCGTCTCACTGGGAAGAAGTATCCGAGCTTGTACTTCCAAACAGCCGCAACACCTTTATGTACGGAAACTACAATTGGCCTGGCCAGAAAAAAACCGATCGCCAGGTTGACGCCACCGGGATGATGGCCCTTGGCCGGTTCGGGGCGATCTGTGACAGCCTTCTGACGCCGGCCAACATGCAGTGGCATGGCCTGTGTGCCGATGTTGTGAGTGACCTGTCCAAAGATCGGCCGACCAAACTCTGGTATGAAACCGTCACCAACATCCTGTTCAAACATCGGTATGCCCCGATGGCGAACTTTACCGGGCAAAACATCGCCAACTACACCAGTTTGGGGGCGTTCGGCAACATGGCTATGTTCATCGACACCCTGGACCCGCGGTTCGGTAAGGGCCTTCGGTATAAGGCCATTCCCCTCGGGGAAATGTTCTGGATGGAAAATCACCAGGGCCAGATCGACGGGTTCGTCCGGTGGTTCCGATTGACTGCTCGCCAGGCATTTCAAAAATGGCCGGAAGCAGCCAAAGCCGGTAAGCTCAATGGGCTTTTGACTTCCCTTAATTTAAACAGCCAGGCCGTGTATGATTTTTTGCATTGCTGCATCCCAAATAATGAATGGGAACCTCGCCGTATCGGCCCGGCCGGCATGCAGTACAGTTCCTACTACGTGTCCATGGTGGACAAGTCCCTTTTGAATGAGGGAGGGTATTACACCTTTCCGGTCGCCCCAGGACGGTATAACCAGGCGCCAGGAGAAAGTTATGGCCGCGGGCCAGCCATGGACGTTCTGCCGGCGCTTAAGACATTAAACGCTGAAAAACGCACCTTCCTGAAGGCCGGGCACCGTGCTGCTGATCCCGTCCTATTGACGGCCGATGACGGCATGGTTGATTTTAACCTTCGCCCAGGAGCCCTTAATCCCGGCGGCATGAGTGCGGACGGCAAACCTCTTGTTGGTGTGTTACCGGCAGGAAACATTCAGATAACCCAAGAAATGATGACCGAGGAACGCAACCTCATTAACGATGCGTTCCTCGTTTCCCTGTTTCAAATCTTGACCGAAAGCCCTCAGATGACAGCCACGGAGGTCATCGAGCGGACCAATGAAAAAGGCATCCTTTTGGCGCCTACAGTCGGCCGCCAGCAATCGGAATACCTGGGGCCGATGATCCATCGGGAACTCGACCT